GGTAAATAAAACGCAGCCGCCCCAGCGAATGCTCCGGAAAATTATCCGGCTTGATACGCTTGCCGCCGACTCCGCGTTTGGGTGCGGCGGGTGTTGGTATGGCCAGAAACGTCCCCTTGGCATTGGTGATGGTCACCCCATCGTTAAAGGCGCGTACCACCTGCGGCATATCAGCATAGACCAGCCCCGCAGTACCCAAAGATAAGCCACTGGAGGGATAGCGGCGCAGTTTCCATGTGCGCGCCATTTTCTCGCCCAACCCCGCACGCGTGACCTGAGTGCGAAGCTCGGCCTTCAAGCCATTGCTTGCCGCTACCACGCCAAGCGTCACTGCTTTTTCGGCAGCAGCGGTTTCTTCCTTCATGATCTTTTTCAGATCACCACGGATCGCCGCTTCCAACCTCATGATTTTACCGCCTCCACCGTCCAGATCAGCCGGTGAATATCGCGCCGTGGTTCGCCGATGATGCGATATTCTTCGCCATTATAGAGGATCGCATCTTCGGCTTTCGGCTCGGCCACTTCATTCACGCGCATATCAAACAGCGTGACCTCGGCGGCAATGTCGCTTCTGCCCAGACCGATGATCTCATCGGGCTGCTTTGGGATGATGGTGACTGGCTGCGTCAACCCAATTGCGGGCTGAAACACGGCCACCATCCCCAGCTTGGCAAACAGCGAATCCACTGTGCGCGAAAACGTTGCAAGCGCCGTCATGGCTGCTTGCCAGCTTCAGGATCGACGGGTGGCTGCTTACCACCCTGCGGGTCTTTTGTCTCCTTTTCAGCAGGCTTAGATTCCGCCTTACTCACCCTGACGGCAATACCGCGCGCAATGAGATCTCTGGCTTCCTCATCCTCGATATCAACTGGCGTGCCTGGTAGCACTTGCTCTGATTTACCTGCTTTACCGACGATCAGCGTAGTGTGCGATGTGACTTTCATGATTGTTCTCCTTAGTTGACAGTGGCGCAAAGTGTGGCGTTGGGGCGATACGGCACGACGAGTGGAGCCGACTGCAGCAGCAGCCAGCGCAGCGCCGGGTCTTCTTCCAGCCATGATTTGCTGAAATAACGCTGCGCGCGGTAGGCGGCTTTCTCGTCTTGAATCACGCCGTAGCAACGCACACCCTCGACCTGTGTGGGACTACCCACGATGACCGTATTATTGGGCAGCATTTGCTGGGTGGTGCCGTTATCATCGACGTAATTGTCCTGATACACCCAGAAATCGAAGTCACCGATGGTGCCGACATAGCGCGCCTTATCGTTGGCCTGCCCACGGTTCATCGGATCGATGGAGAGCGTATTATTCGTACCGCGATAGACGGTAAGCAGCTTGCTCACATCGCTATCCGCCTTGAATAAACGCCATGCCAGCGGGTCCATCACGATGGTGCGCGCAGCGGCGCCCGATTTACCCTGCACCGTGCTTGACCAATCCTCGATCAGATCAAGCGGCTTGATGCCCGCCTGACCCCAGCGGTTGACACCGGTGAGCGTGATGGTGAGTGCGGCATCGCGCTGGAAGCCAACCACCACGGTGGGATAATTATCACCCGTGACAGTTACTTGTCCCAGCCGCAGTGCCTCTGATGCCATGACTTCTTCACGGCGGGTGAGGTTTTCCAGCTGATTGGCCAGCGAACGTTTTAGTGCCGCATCACGCCGTTGCTGTGGTGAAAGTGTGCCACCAATCATTTCACCGATGGAGCGTTTGAGCGGCGCATCGGGTTTGAACTGGCGCTTGTCCTTGACGTAAGCAGGCTTAAAACTCTTCGTTTCATAGCCTTGGTCAGCCACCACCTTGCCTGCCACGAGCGGCGATACGAAGGGTGCAATGCGCGGTTTGGATTTGTCGATATCGAAGAAAATCTCCTCGGTATCGGCGGTCTGCACCGAGCCAAAAAACGTGTCGAGCAGGAAGGAAGACGGTTGATCGAGATACTCGATGGTGCGGTTCATCACCTGCGTGGAAAAAATATCAATAGGCATGGTTAAGCTCCTTGGTTTTTAGTTAAGAAAATGGATTTGTTGCGCAGGCCGTCGCGGATGCTCGCCAGCGTGTGACCAGCGCCCAGCGTCACCGCCAATTCGTTGATCTCACCGGTGAAAATGGCAACCGCCTGCACATCGGCACTGAGAGCCGCTGCATCTTCAGCTAAAATCGCCTCTGGCAGCTGCGAACCATCCACCGCCGCTGAAGCACTGAGGATGTATTTTCCAGTGGCGGTGATTTTGCCCAGCACCGCACCGGCAACAAGGTTTGCGCCTGTGCCGACGATAACTTTGCGGGTAATGCGCGGATATTCTCCCGCGATGAGATTCTCAGGGTAAAGCTGCCCCTGTGAAGTAAATCCTGAAGCTGGCATAAAAGTCTCCTATGGTTTTGGGGTTAAGCAGAGGCCAGACGTTTGGCGACTGCGTCGACATCGTCTTCTTCTGATTCAGCAGCAGCTGGAGTGATCTTGGGATTGCCCAGATCACGCATGGCCGCATCAAAGCCGCCAGTTTTGACCTCCGGCTGAATCTTTGGTGCTTTGGCGAGCATGGCAACCGCTGCATCGGGCGCCATATCGGTGGCAAAGGCCAAATGCTGGGCGAGATCGCCGCGATCTTTCGCTTCCTCAGATGCGAGGATGGTCTGGATGCGGGATCGTTCGGCGGTTTTCGCATCGCTTTGCGCCTGCGCGAGGAGTGCGGGATGTTCTTGAGTAAGAGTTTCTAGATTCATAATTTTCTCCTTTGGGTTGATGATGGTGGGTGGCAATAAAAAACCCCGCTGGAGAGCGGGGTTGGAACTGGCGGAGTATTCCGCGATCAGTTTTTCGAGTGAGCCGATGCGGTCGGCAAGCCCCGCATTCACGGCGTGTGCGCCGATCAATATGTCGCCGCCGCCGAATTGCTCCAGTACATGAGCGGCTTCAATGCCGCGATTACGCGCAAGTGTTTGCACGAACACTTCTGCCATCGCATCAATGCGCACCTGTAACTTGGCGCGGCCTTCGTCGCTTTCAGGGTTCAGGCGCTTGAACGGGCTTTGTGAAGACACAATTTCAATGGTGGTGGGCGCATTTTTATCGGGCTTTGCGCCACGGTATACCGCGACCACACCAATCGAGCCGAGGCCAGAGGTTTCTGAAGCCACTACCTCGTCGGCAGCGCTGGCGATCCAGTACGCGCCCGATGCCGCATCACCCGAAGCATAGGCGATGATCGGTTTCTTGCCGCGTGCAGCGAAAATCATATTCGCCAGTTCGGCGCAGCCATTCACCTCGCCGCCAGGCGAGTCGATATTGAGGATGATGGCGTTGATGTCGGGATTATCGAGGGCGGTGGTAAAATCCTGTGCCAGAATCTCATAGGAAGTGGCACCACTGATCGCTGTGAAGAGATTGGCATAACGGAAGAGTGGCCCCGTGACGGGAATCACCGCAACGCCATCGCGCTCGATAACGGCATGGGTGTTTTGCAGTTCTTTCCCCAACCTTGCGGCCACCGCTTCGGGTTTTTCATTTTCGCGTTCGGCGATTTCTAAAATCGTCTCGAGCGCAGGCTGTGTGATTGCCCACGGCTCACTGGTTGCCTTGTTCCATGCTCTCATTGTCATCCTCCTCATCGTCGGTGGTATTTTGGTTGCTGTCCTTCCCCTGACCGGGGAGTGATTTGACAGCGATGCTGGGGGTGAGATCACCCAAACCAAGCTCTTTCATTTTGGCTTTTTCGCGCGCACGCTGCTCCAGCACTTCTTCCCAATCAAGCCCCTGCATGGCGCATTCATCTTCAAGCGTAGAAAGCCCAGCTTCCATACGGATTTGCGAGGCTTGCGCTTCTTTAACGGGGTCAACCCAGCCGCGTCCGGGGCCGATCCATTTGCAGCGCGACCATGCGGCACGGTTGGTATAAAAATCCGCCGCCTCGATCTTGCCGCTGTTGATCGCTTCTTCCAGCCACAGTTCGTACACTGGCTTTGCCCAATAGGTAGCGAGCCACTGCCTGCGGCCTGAGAAAAACCGCCATGCTTCGAGCAACGCTGCACGCGCACTCGAATAATTCGTCTTCGAAAAATCCTTCATCAGCAGTTCGAAGGGCATATTGAGACCTGTGCCGATATGGCGCAGGATATTTTCTACGAATGCGCCATACGCTGAATTCGGTCGGCTCGGCGTAAAGGGGGAGAGCTTATCACCGGGGAATGTGGTGATGATGGAGCCGCCCGCGAGCTTTGCTTTCCACTCCTTGCGCTTGGTGTCGTAATCCTCGTAACTACCGCCGAACATCTCAACAACGGTTTCCGCATCGAGCGGTGTTTCGATGAAGGCGGCGATCATGGCGTTTACTACCGCTGCCTGTAGTTCAGACCGCTCGTAATGGTCGAGCATTTTGAACATCGGCATGATGGGAGTGAGCGCAGGCTTGCCACGGTTCTGGCCGCTGCGCTCCTTATCGTGGATATGCAGCACGCGCTTACGGCCAAATAGTGTACGCGATGGGATGCGCTGCCATTCATCCGCTGAGGATGCAAATGGCATGAATACATCGCCCGGATGGGTTTTGCGAATATGGTATGCCAGCGGCGCACCGTAATCATCGATCTCAATGCCGCCACGCAGCGTTTTATCATCCGGCTTACCGCTGGGATTGCTCAGGCGATCCGGCTCCACCAGTTGGATGGTGGTCGCAAACGCGCCACCACGTTCCGGCAGCCACAGTGGCAGTGCCAATGCTTCGCCGTTAATAAAGCCGGAACGAAAGACCTGCGTGGTGAGCCCTGCGAAATTGAGTGATAACGCTGCATCGCACTCAAACCCTTCCGCCCATCCGCGCCAGAGGGATTCGACATCACGCGCCCACTCATCCGCCCAATCTTTTGTTTTACCGAGGGCGCGGTAATCAGGCATAGCCGCCAGCCGTAGTCCAGTTCCGACGACATTATCCACCATCGTTTGCACGGCACCCGATGCCACGCCGTGATTGCGGGTCAGGTCACGCGAACGACCGACGAGCGTAGGCAATTCGCCCAGCAAATCACCATCCGCTGATCCGTTCCCCGGCAGCCAGCTGGAGAGTTCACGCGCAGTTAGCGATGCAGCACGGTGAGATGTATCACTCATCGAACACCACCTTGATCACGCCGCGACGCGCTGTGCCGTTTAAGCGGTTGATCTGCATTTTAAGTTTCTCAATATATTGTTCGAGCTTTTCCGCACTTGCCTGCGCGTAGGTGGTGCTGCCGTAATTACCAATCGACACGCTTACTTCCTTCGCTCCCATCATCAGCTGGTGGTGGGCTTCCTCCGCTTCGGCAAGCCGGGTTTGCAGGGTGGTTAAATCGGTCATGGTCAATCCCCTCAAAGATACGGATCATCCGCCGCGATGGTGGTGCGCTGGCTGATGTTGGTTGCGCGTGCAGACGTAGCTTGTTCACTTGGTTGCGATGGCGCAGGTGCGAACGTATCTGCGTAAGGAATACTGCGTTGCTTACCGAGCGCTGCTTCCATTTGCTGCCATTGGCGATCACTAAAACGGTCAAGGCCATAAAGGCTCGCCGCCGTGCGTGCATAGACACGGCAATCAAGTGCCTCGTTGTTGCGCGTTGGGTCTTTCTGCCAGCTTGCACGGGGGAAACCTTTATGCAGCTTGATCACACGTTTCTCAGCGGTAAGCTGTTTAAAATACTCCTCGGCATATTCGGGGAAATGGCACGTTCCTGGTGGGCATGGTTCATCTTCCTTGGTTGGGCGGTCAAGTTTCAGCCAGCGATACAGCTCCATCTTGGCAACCGGCCCGCTGACATTCCACACGCGAAGCCCACGCCGTTTGCTGCCGACATCGGCTTTCGATACGCTTAAGATGAGTGCGGTTTCGGTGTCACGACCTTTGACTGCGACCACCGTGCGCGGTGTGGAGGCACGCGCGCCCGAACCACCCCAGCTTGCCTGCGGATGGGTTTTTACCCAGCCGTAAACATCCTGCGTGGCATAGCCGCTATCTACCGCCAGCACACGAATGGGCAATGTGCCGCCACCTGCATGGTGAAAATCTCGCCGCAGTAATGCTTCGAGTTTCCCCCACACTTCCGGCATGGCGGTGTCGCCCATGAGGACATGGTAATCGACCGACCAGCTTTCTTTATTACGTCCCCATGCCACCACTTCGCATTCGATACGGTCTTTTTGTACGTCCGCACCGGCGGTGATAAATAATCCACCATTTGGCACCACACCCATTGGATAAGGCTCGCGGCGTTCATAGAGCCGTTTCCATTCGGGAGCTTCATATTCTTCCTCATACGGCTCACCCAGCACCGTATTGACAAAACCCTTCATTAATTCAGGATTTGCCTGCGCGTTTTCGAACATCTCCGCCGCATCGCCCCACGAAAACCAACCCACCGGGCTGTAGAGCGAAGACAGATGATAGCCGATGGTGCGGCCATCGGTTTCGGCGGTTGCCACCCAGCGCCCACGCGCCAGCATCTGCGTTTTGTGATGCTCATCGATCAGCGCGCCGCATTCCTCGCAGGCATATTGTGCCTCT